GGGCTGTTCTATTTCAGGCTCACGGGAATCATCATCGATACGGCTCGTTGTTAAATCAGCCCGATGGGCTTGACCCTTTCAAACACACAGCACCCCGTTAACCCGGAGGTGAACCTATGGCAAAACGTATGCAAGACAAAGAGAGCATTGCCGGGATTACCTGGCTAGCTCTGCTAATCATTGCGGGGTGGGGCGGGCTGGTCCGCTTCCTGATTGATGTGAAGCAGGGCAAAGCAAAATGGAGCTGGATAAATGCTCTGGCGCAAATTGTGGTTTCTGGATTTACCGGGGTTATCGGTGGGTTAGTCAGCATCGAGAGTGGCCTGAGCATCTACATGATTTTAGCTACCGCTGGTATTAGCGGAGCGATGGGCTCTGTTGCGCTTACGTACTTTTGGGAACGCATTACCGGAGTGAAAGCACAATGACAGCAGATCAGATCATTGAAGCCATCCTCGGCAAAGAGGGTGGTTACGTTAATAACCCGAATGATAAAGGTGGCCCTACTCGCTGGGGTATCACGCAGAACACAGCGCGTGCATACGGTTACAAAGGCGATATGAAAGAACTCCCTCGGGAAACTGCGAAAGAAATCTATATGCAGCAGTATTGGCTGGAACCCAAATTTGACAAGATCGCCGAATTGTCACCATCAATCGCAGAAGAGTTATGCGATACCGGCGTCAACATGGGGCCGCGTGTTTCCACAACGTTCCTGCAGCGTTGGCTGACGGCACTGAACCAACGCGGCAAACTGTATCCCGACCTGAAACCGGATGGCGTCATTGGGAACATCACAATCGCCGCGCTGCGCAGTTACCTCGCCGTCCGGGGTAGCGCAGGGGTCACGGTGATACTGAAAGGGTTGAACAGCAGTCAGGGCGCACGGTATCTCGAACTTGCGGAAGCGCGGGAAGCCAATGAAGAATTTCTCTTCGGGTGGGTGAAGGAGAGAGTAAACCTATGAAGCTAATTATCTTCTTCCTGCTTGCGCTGGTGGCTGTTTTAACGTTGTTGCTGTTAAAAAAGTATACCCGGCTTGAGTTTGTGGGACATGCTCGCCTGTTACTTAGAACTTGGTCTGTTCGTCTGGGAGCTGCTGGCGCGCTGGTCGGTGTATGGGCGCAGTCGTTCCCGGATGCAGCACTTCATGCATGGGCAATGCTGCCGCCGGATATCAAAAACATCCTTCCGCCAAATATCGTTGCACTAATTAGCCCTGCGCTGGTAGTGCTGGCGGTGCTCTCACAATACGTACGCCAGCCGGCATTGAAAGATAAGGCCGACGAACAGAAGGAGCCGCAGCAATGAGTTTTGAAATTATTGCTGGGCTGGTGGTCCTCATCCTGGGTGCTATCGCTGGTGCATTTGGTATTGGCCATGCTCGCGGTACCAACAAAGCAGAAGCGAAAGCCGAACAGCAACGCGCCGAAGAGAACGCCACCGCCAGCGTTGCCGCGGCTGAACGGAAAGAGGAAGCCACCAGAGAGGCCAGCAATGTACAGCAGACTGTTAGCCATATGCCTGATGACGATGTTGATCGGGAGCTGCGCGAAAAGTTTACCCGCCCCGGTGGTGGTTGATACGGCCTGCAGTTGGGTACGAATCATCTACTTGACCGACCATGATATCGATGTGCTGGATAAGCAGACCAAGCGCGACATTCTGGCGCACAACAAATCGGTGCTGGCCAACTGTCCGCATTTAACCGAAAAGGCTACGAAATGAGAGAAACAAAACCGCAGATTGGTTAACCCGCTTACACCATCTCTCAGGCCAGCATCTGCGGATTTGAAGCTGGTGAAGGTAGCACTGTGCCGGGTGGCAATGGCCTTATTGCCTACGCAGAACCAGAAGAATACGATGTATTCCAGCTGGAGGATTAAACACTAAAAAACTCCTCGCTGTATGAAGGGCATCGATGACTATCATTAATAGGCGTTCTCATTTACACGTGAAGGCTGTACCCTGATAATGTTGATTATCATTTGCGATACTGGTGTTTTCATGAAAAAGGGATTTATCGGTACGTTCTTCCTGTGCTGTATGCTTCTGGGGTGTTCCAGCCCCGCTAAAAGTCCGCCTCCAAAACTGCTATATTCGCCAACCCCTGCATATCCGTATTACGCACTGGCTAACAGGATTGAAGGAGATGTGACGGTTAGATATAACGTAGGTGTTGATGGGAAGATATCAAAGGTTTGGATTCTAAAATCAGAACCTCAGCACCTCTTCGACTCGGCAGTCATTGCGGCAATGGCTCAATGGCGTTATGAAATCAATAAACCGGTTCAAGGCTTAACAAAAAAAATATATTTTAAAATCAAAGCTCCGTCCGAATAAGCCAGAGAGCAGAGCGTTGAGACTTCCTTTATTAATACTGAATTCGTTGTCATCGCAAAGGCCACCTACGGGTGGTTTTTTATGGCATTACAGAAGTCATTCCATAGAGTGGCTTTGATAATGATGTGCTGAAAAAAAATCCCGCCCGGAGAGAATAGTTCCAGACGGGTGACCAAGACGGTCGGGATATGACTCTTTCAATGGCTTAACACTCGGGCGGAATTATCCACAGCATGAATATTTCATCAATAATATAAATATATGATATTCATGAGACTTGAACACTGGCGCATGGTGCTAACTACATATAGTTTTGACTTGGCATACCTAATTGGTGCGAAGTAGTTTCCTGCACTAAATAATTGCAAGCCAGAAGAATATTAAACTTAACCTAAAAGAAGCCAGGAAAGGCCGGTATTTTTAATACTGGCCACAATGAGGTCGAAGGGAGACTATTGCAAATATTGCTTCTGCTCGGGCTCTTCGTTTTGAGTAGAAAGACTGATAATCACCTTAAAGATACCTTCATATGCATCGTTCATTTTATCAGCAGTTTTCTCTGTGATATCGCTCGCTGAAGAAAGTTCAATGCATTGCATTAACTTCACACTTGAGAGTATGGATAGAGCTCGAAGAACAACTTCCTTTTGTTCCTCAGGCAAAGTTTGAACGATAAAAGCGATTGCGTTTCTTAGTGCAAGTATCTGCGCATGAGTTTCATAGAATTGGTCATTCATTTTGTATTACCTGAACTGTTGAGTGTAGTAATTAACTGTATCAGGCAGAAGTGATATCCGCTACCCGATGATCAGTTGGATACAACGTACCAAGAAGTAGGTTGCTTATCCTGAAATGGTTAAATCACTTGTTTAAAGTGTCTACATAATATTACGCTTTACTCTAGCATTTGTGATAAGGTCGGATAATGTAAGGAGTAATCACATGATACATGTGACGAAGTTTTGAACCAGGGAAGGCTTGGTTCGAAAAGTTAGGGGTAAACGTGACTATTCATAGTGATTTGGAAGCTTACTTATTTCTTCTTCTCAGCATGTGGCCAGTATTGATAGTCGTTTGTGTTGGGATGGCGTTAGCGTTTAATGGCGTTCTTATGCGTAAAACAGCAATACTGTTCGTGATACTAGCAATCAGTATTGGTTTATTGGGCTGGTTTTATGCCTGATAGTATAAATTTCACACTTCAAATCCATTGATATCGCATGGATAAACCCATTTTATGGTAATTGCTGCTGTTATTTTACAGAAACATGTCAGTAATATTGCTATTCAGGACAAAAAAAGCCCTGCTACATATGGGGAAGCAGGGCGCGATGTAATGTCAATTATGAATAAAGCCAGCTATTATACTGACTTGCAAAAAGTATCACAACTTTCGCCCAGGTCGATGCGATAAATACTACCTTCCGTATATCCGGAGTTTAATTTTTCATTTTACCTGCTCTGCAGGATTTTATTTTTACGAATATCATATGATAGCAACCTTTATCCATATTAACTATAGAGGTAAGACATGTCAGAAATTACACCTGCAGAACAAATCCGCCTGACCATCATCAAGAAAGTTAATTACGACACTGCAGCGGCTAAGTTGGCCATTGACTGGGTTGGCGATAGCTATCTCAAAGCTGAACTCTTCGCAGACTCTTTCGATCGTGTTTACACGGAAAGTGAGATTGTCTCGAAAACCCGTAAAGCAATCCAGGAAGCGACTGAAGCGCTGGCGCTGTTTGATACCAGCGCAGAGCCGGCGAGCTAAAACATTACAGCAGGCATTCACTGAGCGCCTGTGATAATGCCCGTCAGACAATGGACTGACATTATTGTCTGTTTTTCCTGGGGGGCTCCAGAGAGATTCTTTATACGCTAGCTGGTAGTGACTAAAGGCCGCATATTTTTGCGGCCTTTTTCATCTTTCTAAAATGAAAGCCCTCAGGCGGTTAATGATGCTCTGGACCATGGAAGTGTTCTCCCCCATGTCCGCCGCCATGGGGGCCAGGCGGAAGGATGCATCCTGAAAGAGACAGCGCACCACAGATCACAAAAACAGCAAGCATAATTCTTTTCATAATAACTCCTGAGCTAAAGAGCCTTAATTCCAAAACATAAAAGTGAATATTTTATGGAGAATCATTAATTCCTTTTCCTCCCTTACGTTAAATAGGAATAATCCATGGCAAAACCGGACTGGGGCGAGCTTCAGCAACGGTTCCTGTCCGATCATGCCGCAACCGGCGTATCACCGAAGGATTGGTGTGAAGCGCAGGGACTGAATTACGCTACTGCCCGCCGATACATCAAGAAACCCACCGCGCAAACTGCGCAAAAACCTGCGCAGAAGAAATTGCGCACTGCGCAAAAGGAAAAGTGCGCAGAAGAGCTGGTGGATGATGTTGGCCTCACCGAGCAACAACGTTTATTTGTCGCGGAATACCTGAAGGACAACAATGCCACACAGGCTGCCATTCGCGCCGGGTATAGCAAGAAGACTGCTGAACAGATTGGTTATCAGCTGCTTCAGAAAACTTCAGTTGCGCAGGCCATTGCGCAGCAGCAGAAAGCATCCATCGTGCGCACGCTGGGAAGTGCTGATGAAGTGCTTGAGCAGATGTGGCGGCTGGCAACGTTCGACGCCAACCAGCTTTCTCAGTATCGCCGCGGAAGCTGCCGTTACTGCTGGGGCTTCGGTCATCAGTATCAATGGCGCGATGCTGTTGAGTACGAAGAGAAGCGCCTCGAAGCGCTTGAGCGTAAACGTCGCGAGCCTTTGGATGATGGCGGCTACGGTTACGACCACACCAGCGCACCTAACCCGGAATGCCCCCGCTGCAATGGTGATGGCATCGGCCAGCCTTTCTTCGCCGATACGCGCAAGCTGGCGCCGGATGCTGCGCTTGCCTATTGCGGTGTGAAGCTTGGTAAGAATGGCGTTGAGATAACCGCCATCAGCCGTGAGCGCATGTACGAGGCGGTGATGAAACGTCTCGGCCTGGCTGACAGTGAGTTTGCCCAGCGCCTGCAGCAGATAGAAATTGAGCGCCGGCAGCTGGAGATCGACAAACTTCGCAAAGAACTGGCCACTGACCCGGAGGATGACGAACCTACGCCAGTCTCAATCAATATCAACGTAGTCGATGCGCGAGTGAGGGAAGAGGATGGCGATAGCTCCGACGCTTAACGTTCCCCAGGCTCGTTTTCTGGCTATGCAGCAAAAATTCAAAGCCTATGTGGCTGGCTTTGGATCCGGTAAGACGTGGGTTGGCTGCGGTGGAATATGCAAAGGGTTCTGGGAGTTCCCCAAAATAAACCAGGGCTACTTTGCCCCTACCTATCCTCAGATCCGCGATATTTTCTATCCCACGGTGGAAGAGGTTGCTCACGACTGGGGACTGAAAGTCAAAATCGTTGAGAGCAACAAAGAGGTCCATTTCTACAGTGGCCGCCAGTACCGCGGCACGACAATTTGTCGTTCGATGGAAAAGCCAGACACGATAGTTGGCTTTAAAATCGGCAATGCGCTGGTGGATGAGCTCGACGTTCTGAAAGCGGATAAGGCGCGTCAGGCGTGGCGAAAAATCATCGCACGTATGCGTTATAAGGTTGATGGTCTCCGTAACGGCATTGACGTGACCACCACACCTGAAGGATTTAAGTTCGTCTATAACCAGTTTGTTAAGGCTGTGAGGGAAAAACCTGAACTGAGGCCGATGTATGGTCTGGTACAGGCTTCGACATTCGACAACGAAAAGAACCTGCCGGATGACTATATTCCTTCGCTCCTGGCAAGTTACCCGCCGGAATTGATTAAGGCATATCTGAACGGCCAGTTTACTAACCTGACCAGTGGCACCATTTATCACCAGTTCGACAGGTTGCTGAACAACTCCAGCGAAGAAGAGCAGCCGGGTGAAGCGCTCTATATCGGGATGGACTTCAACGTCGGGAAGATGGCCGGGATCGTACATGTATTGCGTCTCGGCTTACCGCACGCGGTAACAGAGATTATCAACGCTTACGATACGCCCGACATGATACGCATCATCAAGGAGCGTTTCTGGCTGTATGCCGACGGTGACTACCGCAAGGTCCGCGAGATTTACATTTATCCGGATGCCTCTGGTGATTCCAGGAAGTCAAACAACGCCAGCAAAACAGATATTGAGCAACTCCGACAGGCCGGATTTAACGTCATCGTTGATGATGCTAACCCGCCAGTAAAGGACCGCATCAACTCCATGAACGCCATGTTCTGCAATGGTAATGGCGATCGCCGATACAAGGTGAATGTGGCCTGTTGTCCGGTCTATGCCGACTGCCTGGAACAACAGGTGTGGGATAAAAACGGCGAGCCGGATAAAAAGAGCGATAACGATCATCCCAACGATGGCGCCGGTTACTTCATTGTGAAGCAATTCCCAATCGTTCGACCTGCATTCTCTATTTCACTGGACACGACATTCTGATGGCCAATAACGATATTACTTACGTTCGCCCTGAGGTCAGGGCGGCGATGCTCGTGTGGAAAAAAATTCGTGACGTGTGCAAAGGGGCTGATGCTGTAAAGGCCGCCGGGAATGAATATCTCCCTTTTCTGGATCCGTCCGATAAGTCTGCACGCAATAAAAAGCGTAATGCCGATTATATTCAGCGCGCCGTTTTCTACGCGATAACGGGCAATACAAAGGTGGGGTTAATGGGGCTGGCATTTCGAAAAGACCCGACCATGACCGCACCGGATAAGCTGAATTATCTTCGTGATAACGCCGACGGTGCTGGTGCAAGCATTTATCAGCAGTCCCAGCAGGTGACAGAAAATATTCTGGAGGCCGCGCGCGAGGGGCTTTATACGGATTATGCCGCAGAGAGCGATGAGGCGATCATTCTTCGCTATCAGGCGGAAAGCATCATTAACTGGCGCACCAAACGCATCAATGGACGTGATCAACTGGTGCTGGTGGTTTTACGCGAATGCATGGAAAAGGAAGATGGCTTTGCGTACGAGGATGAAATTCAGTATCGCGAACTGGCTCTGGAGAACGGAAAGTTTGTCTGCCGGGTGTGGCGAAAGGCAGCTGACGCAGGCTCTTTTTCCGTCAGTTCCGAGTATCTGCCGAAGCCAAAAGGTGAGGAATTCTGGGATGAAATTCCCTTTACCTTTGTTGGTGCTCAGAATAACGATCCCACCATCGATGAGTCGCCGTTAGCTGCTCTCGTTGAAATCAACCTTGGCCATTATCGAAATTCGGCAGATTACGAAGACAGCGTATTTTTCTGCGGTCAGGTGCAACCGGTGATTTCAGGTCTTGATACAGCTTGGCGTGACTGGCTGCAGGATAAGGGAATTCGTGTCGGTTCTCGGTCTCCTTTCCTGCTGCCGAAGGAGGGGAGTTTTACGTATGCTCAGGCGCAACCAAACACCCTGGCTAAAGAGGCGATGGACAGTAAGCGTGATTATTCTGTTCAGCTTGGCGCCCGGCTTATCGAGCAAAACAGCGCTGTTAAAACCGCTACGCAATCTAGCGGAGAACAAACCGCATCCACATCGGTGCTCGGCATTTGCGTTTCCAACGTCTCGGAGGCCTACACGCTGGCGCTCGGCTGGTGCGCCAGGTATCTCGGCATTAAAGGCGAGGAATACCGTTACAGCATTAATCAGGAGTTTATTGCCAAAGTCGCTGAATCCGGCATGGTAACGGCAATCGTCAATGCCTGGCAGTCCGGTGCGATCCGCGACACGGATATGGTCAGAGCGTTGCAGAGGCTTGACCTGATAGATCCCGCTGATGACCCTGAAACTGTCATTGACGCCATTCGTAACGGCGCGCCTAACCTGATTGGTGGCAATAATGGCAACGGCGAATGACAAACTGCAGGATGAATCCGTAGCCCACGCTATATGGGTGAGTCGCTACAGTACCGGCGTTGCCAACAGGATGATAAAAGTCCTGAATGACAGCGACGCCGAACTTACCGCAAGGTTGCTGGTGGCTATTGATACGCTGGACGCTGAGAGCTTTACCGTTTCGCGTCTGGAAGCGTTACTGGTAAGCGTCAGGGCGATAAACAAGGATGCGATTCAGTCGATGTATGCAGCTCTTACTGCCGAGCTGCAGGAACTGGCGAAGCACGAAGCCACTTTTCAGATGAGCCTCTTCCAGTTTGCTATTCCCGACGATGTTCTCGCTCTTCATCCGCTGGTGGGCATCTCCCCGGATGCGGTTTATGCCGCGGCGATGGGACGTCCATTCCAGGGACGTTTGCTGAGTGAATGGGCCAGCAACCTCGAAGCTGATCGGATGTCGCGGATATCCAATACGGTGAGGCAGGGATTCCTGCTGGGCGATACGCAGGAGCAAATCGCCAAAAAGGTCCGTGGCCATGCTAATCGTGGTTACCAGGACGGCGCGCTGCAGATGAGCCGGGCCAATGCTGCCAGCATTGCAAAAACGGCAGTAGGGCATCTTGCATCGACAGCCAGGCATAGCTTTGCGGCGGCGAACGACGACATTCTGAAGGGTAAACAATGGCTATCCACTTTGGATAACCGGACATCAAAGGATTGTCGGATCCGCGACCGCCTCAAGTACACGCTGGATAACAAACCGATAGGGCACAAGGTGCCTTATTTGCAGGGACCGGGGAAAATCCACTTTTGCTGTCGTAGCACCGAAACTTACATCCTGAAATCGTCCGAGGAATTGGGTATCAAAGTCGGCGAAATCAAGGACAGCTCGCGCGCCAGCATGGATGGACAGGTTCCGGTCGATACGAATTACCAGGACTGGTTCTCCCGGCAGTCGTTCACGCGACAAGCTGAGATTGTCGGAGAAACGCGCGCCAGGCTGATTCGTGATGGCGGCATGTCTCCCGATGAGTTCTACAACGACAGGGGCGAGTGGCTGACGCTGGACCAGTTGCGCTCAAAGGATGAGCAGGCATTCAGGAACGCCAGAATTTAATCAACAAACATTCTTCGATCAGGCTGCCTTCGGGCGGCCTTTTTTTATTGGGCCAGGCCCACGGTAACTATCCCAAGGGGACAACATGCTTATTCGTAACATGCTCATTAAATATTATTCGGCAGCTGGTGGTGAAGGTGGTGATGGCGGTGGCTCCGGTGGTGGTGCGCCTGAGATTACGCCGGAAATCCAAAAGCTGATCGATGAGCAGGTCAATGCTCAGGTCTCTGGCCTGAAAAATAAAAATAGCGAACTTCTCGGTAAGCTCAAAGAGTCCACTGAGTCGCTAAAGCGTTTTGATGGTATCGATCCTGACGCGGTGAAAACCATTCTCCAGCGTTTCTCTGATGATGAAGAAGCGCAGCTTATTGCCGGCGGCAAAATCGATGAGGTGCTGAACAAGCGTACTGAGCGCCTTCGCGCCGATTCGGATAAGCAAATCAAAGCCGCCAATGAACGCGCTGAAAAGGCGGAAGCGTTCTCCAACAAATTCCGTGATCGTGTCCTGGGTGATGCTATCCGCAGCGCAGCGCTTAAGGCTGGCGCGCTGCCAGAAGCATCCGACGATCTCATTCTACGTGCTAAAGGCACTTTCCAGATCAACGACGAAGGCGAGGCCGTAGCAGTTGATGTAAATGGCGATGTTCTGTTCGGTAAAGACGGCAAAACTCCGCTCACACCTGTTGAGTGGGCTGAATCTCTGAAAGAGACGGCCCCGCACCTGTTCCCACGTGCTGAAGGCTCGGGGGCTGGTGGTCACAAGCCAGGTGGCGGCGGCGGAAGCCTCAAACGTTCAGAAATGAGCTCAAGTGATAAAGCGGACTACATCCGCAAACATGGCCAGCAGGCCTATCTCAAATTGCCTAAGTAAGGACTAATCAATGCCTACGACCGTAAACAGTGACCTGATTATCTATGACGACCTCGCGCAGACTGCGTTTCTTGAGCGTCGCCAGGATAATCTGGAAGTCTTCAACGCCGCCTCAAATGGCGCAATAATTCTTGATAACGAACTGATCGAGGGTGATTTCCGTAAACGTACCTTCTATAAAGTTGGCGGCTCCATTGAGTCGCGCGACGTTAACTCCACCAGCACTGTAGACGGGAAAAAAATCGGTGCCGGTGAGTCAGTCAGCGTTAAGGCGCCGTGGAAATACGGCCCGTACGAAACCACTGAAGAAGCGTTTAAACGTCGTGGTCGCGATGTAAGCGAATTCTCCGAGGTGATCGGCGTCGACGTTGCTGATGCAACGCTTGAAGGTTATATCAAGTATGCACTTCAGGGACTTGTGGCAGCCATTGGGGCAAATGCTGATATGACTGTTTCAGCGGATATTGCCACTGATGGTAAGAAAACCCTGACCCGCGGCCTGCGTAAATACGGCGATAAGTTTAACCGTGTTGCGCTGTTCGTTATGCATTCCACGACCTATTTCGACATTGTTGATCAGTCTATCGACAACAAAATCTACGAAGAAGCGGGCGTGGTGGTTTATGGCGGACAGCCAGGTACGCTCGGTAAGCCTGTACTGGTAACCGACACCATGCCAGTTGATGCGATTCTGGGTCTGGTGGCCGGCGCGGTATCCGTAACGGAATCACAGGCTCCGGGTTTCCGTTCTTACGACATCAACAACCAAGAAAATCTCGCAGTAGGTTATCGCGCAGAGGGTACGGTTAACGTTGAACTGCTGGGTTACAGCTGGGATGAAACGAAGGGCGCTAACCCTGACCTGACCAAAATCGGCACTGGTGCAAACTGGAAAAAACATTTCACCAGTAACAAATCCACTGCAGGCGTACTGATTAAGCTGGAAGCCCCGGCGGGGGAGTAACCCTGTCAGTGGATAAAACTTCCGCAACTGCTGACAGTACCGACGCGGTGACCGTTTCGCTCAAGTACACCAGAAATGGTGCAGGAGTTTCCGGGGCATCTGTGGCGTGGACGTCTACTGGTGGCACACTCAGTGCTTCGATGTCACAGACAGGGTCTGCTGGTGGCTCGACGGTGAAACTCACCTCTGCTACGGCCGGCTCCTTCACGGTGACGGCTACCGTTGACGGCGTGGTGAAAACAACTGAAGCGATCGCGTTCACTGCTCCAGCGGGTGGTTAACTGACGGGGTGAAAGCCCCGTTTCTTTTGGTGAGGCTCCGATGACCGTTTATATAACAATCCAGGACGTTGACGAGTTGCTGGGGGATACCTGGGCTGCCGCCGACAAAAAGGCTAAAGCCGTGCTCCAGGCAAACACCTGGATGACGGCGCTTAACCTTCAGGATATCGACCTGGAGCATATTCCTGAAGAAGTTAAGCAAGCCGGAGCGTTTATCGCTTCCGTAGCCGCTGCAGGCAATCTTTATCAGCAAAAAACAGATTCCGGGGTGGTGACGAGCAGAAGCGTCGAAGCCGATGATGTGAAGGTTTCCCGCACTTTTGCTGAGCTCTCAACCACCAGCACGGAATTACTCGATCCTGATTTGCAACTGGCGCTGGATATGCTCAAGCCGTGGATGCTTAACCCGTTCCAGACGTTCTTTGTGAGGGCGTGATATGTCCGATTTGAAAGTGGTCCCATTTCAAAAGTCCAGCCATCACGACATCGATAATGATCAGGTAATTCGCTTACTGAAACAGGCTCTGGAGCGTGCTGAAAATGGCGGTTGCCACAGCGTCGCAGTGATACTGCTTGATGATGAGGGTAACGCGATTGATTGCTGGCATAACGGCGGTCGTCCTTATGTGATGGTTGGCGCTATGGAGTCGCTTAAAACCGACTTTATCCATGCTCATATTGAGCGGCGGTAAGGGGGGAACATGCAAAATCCAGATGTGCATTATGCCGGTGACGGACTCGGTCCTCGCGATGTGTTTGTGAATGGAAACCCGATCAGACATGTCGTTTACGCAAACCCGGCAAAGGGCGTTGTTGAGTTTGCTCCGCTCCCGCTGCGGCTTAAGCGCAACGTCGAAATTTATACCGGAAAACTTCACGGTACGGTGATCGTTAAACCTCAGCAGCGTAGTGGTGGGTGCAATGGGAATTCGTGACGAACTGCAAACCGAAGTCGCCGCGGCATTCGATACTGACCTGCAGGATGCTGTTAAGGATTTCACTGGAACATACACCGTTCGAGGTGACTGGGACCCGGTTACGGAAACCGGCACTGAAACGCACGTGACTTACTCGGGGCGCGGAGTGCTGGCGCGCTATAAACTCCGCCGCATCGATGGCGTTAACATCCTTCATGGTGATGTGAAACTCACCGCCCTGGTTAATGAGGTCACCGACAAGCCAGCGGTTGAGCACATTATCACGGCTCCTGACCCGATTACTGGCGTACTCCAGCGTTACGAGGTCATCACCGCTTCAGCCGACTCTGCTGGTGCTGCGTACTCCATTCAACTGCGGAGGGCGTGATATGGCTAAGGGCTGGAACATTGACCCGGCAGCATTCGCCGGGCTGGTGGAGGACGATGTGAGGTTACGGCAGAGAACTATCGCCATTCAGCTGCTGAATGAAATCGTTCAGCGATCGCCTGTAGGTAACCCGGAACTGTGGGCCATCAACGCCACTGCGGTTCAGTACAACAAAGCGGTAGGTGAATGGAACGAATCTCTTTATGCCGATCCTGCCAACCTGACAAAGACAGGCCGTCTCAGAAAGAAAGCACGTGTTAACGATGGCATGGATATCCGGCGTCCGGCTGAGTATCGCGCAGGAACTTTCCGGGCGTCACACTTTGTCAGTATTGGAGAACCAGATCATTCAATACCATCCGAGCCTGACCCGCGCGGAACAATGACATTCCTCAACGGGAAAAATATCATCAATCAGGCGCCGGCCTACTCGGTGATTTACATTCAGTCAAACCTCCCTTACTCCGTACCGCTGGAGAATGGCCACTCTACGCAAGCGCCGACAGGCGTCTATGCCGTCTCATTTAATGGTGTGATTCAGGCCTACAAATGACCCTCACAGAAATAAGAAACGTTGTCATCAGACGAATGACGACGCAGACCGTTATTGCCCAGGATGCGGTGGACTATCCAAACGGTCCTGTATTCGATCCCAGCGGTCGAAAAATCTGGGCGCGTCTTACTGACATCCCCGGACAAGCAGGTGCTAACGAAATTGGAGCGGGCCCGACTGTCCACCGAACAGGGGTTCTCATCATCCAGCTTTTCGTCCCTGTTGGTTCAGGGACTCTGCAGCTGACTCAGGCCGCCGACAAATTAACGCAACTCTTCGAGTTTCAGGACGACGGAGCGCTGAGTTATTTTGCCGTATCCGCCATCCCGGCAGGTGAAACCGATGGCTGGTCTCAGCTCAATCTTCAAATCCCTTATCGCGCTCTGTAGCGCACAATCAACAGGAGGCTCCTGTGAGTTCAGGCGCAAAAGTAGTAACCGCGTTTATTCGCGAAACCACACCGGGAGAGACCCCCTCTGCTGGTGTCTGGAACCTGTTACGCCGTTCGTCGTTCGGGCTGATGCCCACGCAGAACACCAACGATAACGATGAAATCGGCGGTGACCGTATGGCACAGGGCGTTTCCCGCGGCACGATTGATGTCGGCGGTGATGTCGGCACCAAATTTCGCTGGAATCAGCATGATGATTTTCTGGCGAGCTGTTTCGGAGCGGATTGGCTCGATAATGTGCTGACGATGGGCAACAACCGCATTACTTTTTCAGTTTCTTCATACGCTGATGACGTAGGGATCGCACAGATTGCCCGCGGTTGCCAGGTTGCCACTTTCCAGATTGAAATCCCGAATGATGACGACATCACTGCGACCATTACCTTCGCCGGGCTTGACTGGGAAACCAAAGCCGACGATACCAGCTATTTCACTAACCCGGTGGATGGTGCTGGCGCGCTGCGCTATTCGTTTAAGGAAGTGACAGGCCTGAGTCTGAACGGGGTGGCTGGTGGTGCCGGTTTCTGTGTGGATACGTTTAATATCCAGTTTGATAACAACATGCAGACTCAGCGCTGTATCGGTACCGGCTCAGCATTTGCTGGCGCAAACATTCCGACGACCTTTACACCGTCAGGCCAGATCACGCTGTCATGGTCCAAGGCGGCCTGGGAGATCTACAAAAAAACCTTCACCGGCGAAACGGTGCCGTTTACCTTCACGCTGGAGAACGCCGAAGGCGCTTATACCTTCAGTTTTCCTGAAGTGCAGATTTCTGGCGACTGGCCGGACGCCGGGAATACTGACATCGTACAGGTTCAGCTCGATATCACGGCCGCCAATACGCCGCCAACCATTACCCGCGCGCCAAAAGTACCGGCGACGGCAATCAGTGTTGCGCCAGCCACTTCAAATGGCGCAGTCGGCTCTACGGTGACATTAACTGCCACGCTTACGCCTGCTGATTCAACAGATATCGTCCAGTGGACGTCATCTGACCCTGCGATTGCCAGCGTAGTTTCTACCGGGCAAAAAACGTCGAAAGTGACCCGCAATGCTGCCGGAAACGCCACGATCACCGGGAAGGCTCGTACCTTTACGGCAACGTCTGAAATCACTGTCACCGCACCTTAATTTCCCTGACCCGTTCCGCAGAACATCGCGGTTCGGGCTTTTTATGGAGTCTGTATGCTGATTATTTCTTCTCAACTTGATCTGAGTGGCGAGCGTTGGTTTTTCCCTTTTAAAAAGCCTGATGGCCGTAAAAAGAAATACACACCGGAAGAAGAAGCACTGTTTAAACTCCGTCTGCTGGTGGCCAGCTGCGAGAATCCACAGTACCGCTCACGCAATGCGCTGGTGCGGCGTCATATCGACAAAATGGACGCGAGCTATCAGGTCGGTACCGACGCGTTCGATCTCGCCAGCGTGGGTGAAATTGACTCAATTGACGATCTGCTCATCGATAACTGCGCGCGCTTTCTTTTGAAAGACTGGGAGGGAGTAGGTGAGCTGGTGGATGGTATTGAGACGGCGGTTGCGTATACGCCTGAACTTGGCGTCGCGTTACTGAAGCAGAATCCCGCGTTGTATTGGCTGATTCTGGCAGAGGCTGCGAACATAGCTCAGGGTAAGGAGCAGCAGACTCAGGAAACCGTAAAAAAGCCCTAGAGGCGCAGGCGTGGCTAAAGGAGTTCGGGGGCGAAAGGGGAGATAAGGCTAAATGGCGCCGGGAGCAATTGAACCTTCCGCCGATTCCTGAGCCAGAAATTGATGCAGTAACAGGGGAGATCCTCAATGCCTATGCCATGATATCGCGCAGCAGGAAATATGCTGGCATGGCCGGAGTACCGCTCCCATTATCCCTGAATGATATTGAGCTATATCTGGCATCGCGCACGATTCTGATTGACCGCACCGAGTTTGACGCCGCTATCCTGGCGCTCGACGATGCGTGGCGTGATGAGTGGGCCGAAGAGCAGAAAAGACAAGAAAAAGTGAAGTAGTCATATCATTGTCTGTCTGCATCCATGTGTTAGGATGTTTCCGATTGTAATCATAGGAAGCATGGAATGAATAAAATATTGGCAATGGCATTGGGGGCTGTTTTACTGACGGGGTGTACTTCGCCTAAGTACAACTATGCACCAACAACGCAAAGTTTAAGTGAACCGCCAGTAGGTTCCGTAAACACATCGTATGTTGGAGACTCTCTGTTATCTCAAGGAATTTTAGCAAGATATGAAGGGATAAAAGTTACCGCTCCTGCCAGGGTTTCATGGGCTTATACTGTAACACCAGGGAATCTAAAAAAAGTCGGTCAGGATGGCAAATCCGAGTTCTATATGCCTACAGGCATGGCCGATTCAGCAAATGTTCAGAAAGCTGCGTTGGCTGACATGTGGCAGGCATTAATGGTTAAAGAAGGCACCAAAACACTCTGTGTGATTACCGTCTTCTCAGTATCAACATGTGAAGACAACATGCCTATTGAAAAAACTAACCTGAACATTAGTTCTTCTAATAATTTTCAGCAGACACTGCTGTATAACGGGCGTGTTGGTAACAAAATCAACATAGGCTACCGTGAGTCGTCATCTGATATGGCTAGACCAGCTTTCAACAACGATGTTGAATATGACTTATCTGAATCTAAAGTTATAGGTTATAAAGGTGCCAAAATTGAAGTTCTTGAAGCTACCAACCAGAGCATCCGATACAAAGTAATTAGTAACTTTAGATAATCTTTGTTGTGATTATTCATGCCCACTTGGGGGAGGCTTTTTAACTAATGGGGTAGGCAAGTGAAGATTATTGGTTATATAGCGATTGCAATAGGGTTGATCTTTGCTGTATCGGCGTTGTTCATGGATGTGACAGTAGCGACAAGCGGTGGTTACAGGGTTAACAATCTTGGATTAATGTCATCACGCCAAAATTACATGATATTTGGAGGGTTCGTAGCCATCGCAGGTATCATCATCGCTCTGGTGGGAGATAAGCTAAAAGGGTCCGGAACTTCAGTCAAATGCCCTTACTGCGCAGAATTAATAAATCCCGAAGCGGTGAAGTGTAAGCATTGCGGGAGTGATGTAACCCCTTTGAAGACAATAGTTAACACTGACGATGCTGGGGACAGTGATAGGCTGGCTGACGTTAATGTAAAGTTAATCGCGGGGATTGTGCTGGCGGTCTTTGCGGCGATTATCGGCGCAATCATGTTTTACCGTCAATGAATTAAAAGCCTAACAGTTTTAAAGCTCTAACCTCGCTTCGGCGGGGTTTTTTATTGCCCGGAGATCGCTAAATGACAGAACAAACCTCACGCCTCGCAATCATTATCGACAGCTCTGGGGCAGAAAAGCAGGCCGATAATCTCGCAACTGCATTGGTTAAAATGACCCAAGCTGGAGACCGTGCATCTACGAGCGCTGGCAAGGTGACAAAGGCTACGGACGAAGAAAAGCAGGCTCTATCTGAACTTCTCGATCGTATTGACCCGGTGAATGCCGCCCTGAATAAGCTGGACAAACAACAACAGGATTTGGCGAAATTCAAATCCAAAGGGATGGTAGATACAGATACATTTGAGCTTTATTCAAAGCGAATCGAAGAGACTCGTAACAAATTAACCGGCTTTAGTGACGACTTGAAAAAAACTGGGCAGTCTGCCGCCCAGACAGCTTTTGCAATGCGCATGATCCCCGCTCAGATGACGGATATCGTAGTCGGACTCTCTACAGGACAGTCCCCTTTTATGGTGCTTATGCAGCAGGGCGGGCAGTTAAAAGATATGTTCGGTGGAATTATTCCTGCGATTAAAGGTGTATCCACCTACGTAATGGGGTTGGTTAATCCATATACCGTAGCTGCGGGGGCAGTTGGCCTCCTTACTTATGCTGTTTACCAAAATCGGCTGGAGATTGAAGCAGCAACGAAAATTGCTACAACATCGCTTGGTGCTAACGGTGATGCTGCCGAACACCTTGCGCTTAACATGGTTGCGATATCCGATAAGACGGGGCTGGCTATTGAAGAAGTTCGCAATATGTTTATTACGACCAATGACGGTGCCAGCGAGGCAGTAAATAAATTAATTGATGTCGGATATAGCTACGATGAAGCACGACAAAAAGTTTCTCAATATAAGGATTCAGCTAATTTTACGGCTCTGAATGCTGATATTGACATGCATCGTCGAGAGATACTGAAAATTGGCGACTCTTGGACGGCTGCGGCAATAAAGGTCAAAAACTATTACACAGCTGCCGACAAGGGTAAGCAGAATGTAGCCCTTGGTGGTGCAATAGACCCAACAATGAGATTTATCGGACAGGCCATCGACCTGCAATCAACGATGAATGTTCTGACTATTGAGGGTAATAAAGCTGTTGCAGAGTCTGTTGATTGGATTAATAAGGAGTATTTGGCGGCTGACAGAGTCGCTGGCGCCGAAGCAAGGCTAAAGGAAGCGAGGGCGCAATCAAGAAAAATAGCTTTCTCAGGGAACAAAGAGGCGATTGAACAAGCTAATGCGCTCATTGCCGTTCGTGAAAAGGAATTGGATCAGGCCAGAAAACAGGGAAATGAAAAACCTAAGAAAGAGATAAAAGGTAAAACATTTACAGAGGACGCAGCGACTCGGCTTCTTGACCAGATACATCAGCAGACTGCCGCGATGCAGTCACAATTGGATGCCAGCGATAAACTTAATAGCGCTACGCAGGCACGGGTTAAGTTCGAGCAGCAGATCGCAGACCTCAAGTCTAAAACTCAGCTAACCGCCGACCAGAAGTCGATTCTTTCCCGTTCTGACGAAATATTGCAGGCTTATAAGCAGCAGGAGGCTTTGCAGAGTTCAGTTAAGACGCTGGATGACTACAGGAAAATGCAGGAGCAAATTGCACCAAAGGAATTGCGCCAAAATGAGACGCTGCAAAAACGTCTAGAAATTCTTCAAAAGATGGTTGAGCTGAAGAAACTGACGCCGGAGGCTGCAGGGAAGCAGGCGAGCGACCTGATTGGTAAATCAGTGCTGCCTGATTCCGTTATATCAGGTGTGAACAAGGCCGGTGGTACGCTGACGTCTGGAGCAACAAATAGTGACCTGTCAGGGCAGGGATTGAACATGATAGGGCTGCAAATAGATCCGCAGCTTGAAGTTATCGAAAAGCTGAAGCAAGCCCAGACTGATTATGCTACCTGGCTGAACCAGCAGCAGCAGGCGATCACACAAAGTACTTTACTGAATGAGCAGCAGAAGCAGCAGCAATTGCTGGCTCTCCAACAGCAAGGACAACAGAACCAGCAAGCACTAAGCACCGCAGTTTATGCCGCACAGATGCATTCAGCGCAAAATTCTTTCTCCAGTATCACCGATTCGATGGGGGGGATGTTTGGTGAACAATCCGCGATGTATAAGGCTGCGTTTGTTACTCAGAAAGCTTTTGCACTTGCTCAGGCAGCTGTTCAATTGCCAATGGCAATGGCCCAGGCGCTTTCAAGCCAGCCATTTCCATACAATCTGGCAGCGATGGCTACTGTTGCAGGCCTCATGGCTACCATAACGTCCAGCATCTCCAGCGCTGCCGCCGTCGGCTTTGCTTCTGGTGGATATACTGGATCAGGCGGAAAGTATCAGCCGGCAGGTATTGTCCATAAAGGGGAATATGTCTTCGATCAGGAGTCTACAAATCGAATCGGCGTGTCGCAGCTTGAGGCGTTACGGAACGGCAATCCGCTTGATGCGACTTTGGGGCGTTCGGGGTTTGGGACTGGCGTTCAGAACGTTAGCAGCGATAACAGCCGGCGAATCACTGTTCATGCGCCGATTACCCAAGAGTTTAACCTTCAAGGAGTCACCCCTGAGCAACTTAATTCTACGCTCAACCAGAATAACAGACAGCTTTCCAGGCAGTTGAAAGGGGAGCTTACGAAGGAGGTCATGATGCCGCAGGGCGATTTTGGCCGCGCTTTAAAGAGTCGCTACGTGAGGGGGTATAAGGAATAACATGGCAGATATCCTCTACCCACACGACTACCTCCCAATGCCACTGCAGGAAGGCTATGGATTCCAGCCAGTCAGCCCTTTGAAACGAACTCAACTCACTACTGGCCGGGCGCGACAACGCAGGGCGTATTCCTCGACTCCTACGGAAGCGACTGTATCCTGGTTTATGGAGAGCGATGTTCAGGGGCTAACGTTTGAATCGTGGTACCGCGATGCGCTCTCTGATGGTGCGGCCTGGTTCATGATGAAGTTGCAAACCCCCGCAGGCATAAAATTCTACAAATGTCGTTTTACGGATATCTATCAGGGGCCAGTGCTGGTGGCTCCCATCTACTGGCGGTATTCGGCGACGCTGGAGTTATGGGAGCGTCCACTATTGCCTCCGCCGTGGGGTAACTACCCCGAGTGGATAGCAGGTAGTTCACTGCTTGATATCGCATTAAACAGGGAGTGGCCAAAGCATGACGGTGCTTAACCGGCTTTATGCCAGTAGCGGATCGGAGGTCATTATTGAAACGCTACAAATTAATATTGGCGATACGGTGCATTATTTCTGCAAGGGCTACGACGATATTACAGCGACGACCGAAAATGGCGCTGTTATTACCTTCTCAGTCGCAGCTATCGATATCGCCATCCCAGCCAGAAACAGTGACGGTACACAGGATTTGCAGTTCGCTATCAGCAACATCAATGGAGAGGTAAGTACGGCTATTCGTGATGCGCTGGGAAGCCTGACAAACGCCTCTCTGACTTACAGGCAATATGTTTCTACCGATTTGAATGCTCCGGCTTCTGTGCCGTATACGCTCGCAATCAAATCGGGTTCATGGACGGCGCTGCAGGCGCAAATTACCGCTGGCTATATGAACGTTCTCGATACCGCCTGGCCGAGATTCCGTTACACCCTTAATGAATATCCCGGCCTCCGTTACATGAGTTGAGGTTTCCCCATGTTTGAACCTGATAAATACCTTTCGGTCACCTGGCTGAAGGGCGGCAGAGTGTATCCGCAGCTCGACTGCTTTGGCATCGTAAATGAGATACGACGCGACCTTGGATTACCCGAATGGCCAGACTTTGCAGGTGTGACCAAAGACGGCGGCGGCCTTGATAAAGAAGCCAGAAAACTGATGTTAAAGCTTGAGCGTTGTGAGCCTTGCGTCGGCGCTGGCGTGGCGTGTTATTCGGGAACAATGGTCACCCATGTGGGGATTGTTGTTGAGCTGAACGGGTTGCTGCAGGTGGCGGAATGTAACCCCGGATCGAACGTTTCTTTTATGCCGGTCTGGAAATTTAAACGGCGATTTATCAAGGTGGAATTCTGGCGATGACGATACGTATTTATCCCTCCAGACTACCCGGCGAACCACTGGAAACCCATCAGCATGCACGAACGACTCTGCATGAGTGGATGCAGAGGAACGTCGATAATTATGATCCAGGAATACCGCAGCCAATCAGCGTTGAGATTGATGGCGTGCCCGTCGAATCAGAGGAATGGCCGCAGTGCGAACTGGTACCAGATACTGACGTGAAGATTTACCCCGTCCCTTACGCGACAGGCTTTGCCATTGCCGCCCTGGTTGTAGCGGTAGCCGCTGCAGCTTATTCCATCTACATGATGAATAACCTCGATACGGGAGCCTACGATTCATCTACGGGTAAGTCTCTGGACTTAAACCCGGCAAAAGCGAACACGGCAAAACTTGGCGATCCTATCCGGGAATTATTCGGACGTGCGCGGGTTTATCCGGATTATGTTGTTCAGCCGGTCAGTCGTTTTAACCCTGATGATCCAACCAGAATGACGGTTGAAATGATGATTTGTGTCAGTCGGGGTGAAGTCACGTTCACAAATGGCGATATTAAAATTGGTTCAACGCCTGTTTCAGCGCTGGGGGATTCATTTTCATACCTGTTATATCAACCAGGGGCTAGTGTCGCTGGTGACCGGCGCAGTGAAAACTGGTTCAACTCTACTGAAGTTGGCGGAACGTCGAGCGGAAGCGGCCTTGATATGGCACAGACGGCACCTGATTCTTCAGATGTTACTGCTGACAGTATGACGGTATCCGGGGCATCGGTTAGTTTTACCGGACTCAGTGATAATGATGGCGGGTCAAATTCTTTGCCAGCATCGTGGGTGCCCGGGACACTGGTTACGATCAGCGCGCCAACCGACTACCTGATTTCATCATTTTCTGGCTACAGCATTTTGCATAGCAATACGATAACTGAAATTAATCCCTATGTGGGAATGCCGGTAACGCTGGGGATTAACGGCGCAGAGTATAACCTCTTTATCGCAACGTTTACGCCGTATCAGGATGCGGTACCTGGAGTGGTTGGGTCACCTGCAGTATTACGTGGAAGTGCGGCGCCAGCCACTTATGATTTTTCGACCATCAGCCAGACATTTACCCTGACCTGGCACGGTACTGCCTACCCAGTATCTCTGGACGCCAACTATAACAACATGTCTGGCCTGCTTGCGGCTATCAATGAATCAATATCTGATTCGAGCCTGATAGCGCAGGACGATGGCGGGATCATTCGTATTGCTGAGAAAGCCAGCCCATGGCAGGGGGGAAGTATTTCTGCATCGTCACTGCCATCATCTGTATTCGGCAGCAGTCCGGTATTTACGGCAGGGGTTGCGACCCGCGACCCGGTTCCCGCTACAGCAGCACATGTGACCCTGGCTTACGGGAGCGCGAATGGTGCGGCATTTTCTGGTCTGCCAGATGGCGCGCAACGATTATCCCTGGCTCACCGCGGTAATGAATACCGTATCGCCTCAGCAGACGGTACGACCGCAACGGTTCAGCGTATGGTGAATGGTGCCATTGATGCAACCTGGCCTGGCTTTTCACCTAGGACAATGATCGATTACCAGGCTTCAGGGATTAACGACAGCAATACGTGGATGGGGCCATTCCTGGCTTGTCCTGATAATGAGGTAATTGATGCCTTTGAGGTCAATGTTTCTTTCCCTAGTGGGTTATGTGGGTTTGATAACAAAGGGAAAAAACGCGTCCGTCATACCGGGGTGGATATTCAGTACCGGACATATGGAAGTGGCGGCGGCTGGCAGACCGCATCATTCCAGTATGAAAACAAAAACATTAATGCCCTGGGTTATACGCACAGAATCACGCTAAGCACACCTGCGCTGGTTGAAGTCAGGATGCGCCGCCAGAATGAGCAGGGCAGCAATAATGCGCGTGACTCAATGTACTGGCAGTCGTTACGTGGCCGTTTGCTTAACCGTCCTGCTTCTTACGCTGGCGTTACGCTAATGGGCGCGACGGTCGAGACAGGGGGAAAACTGGCAGCGCAGTCTGATCGGCGCGTAAACGTTGTGGCCACGCGTATTTATGATACCGGCGCCCCGCGGCGTATCTCCAGCGCGCTGTTTCATGTCGGTAATTCTCTCGGCCTGGCGATGGACACCGAAGCCATTAATACCATTGAGGCAACCTACTGGACACCGAAAAATGAGTATTTCGACTTCGCGACAGGCGACAGTGTCTCCGCGCTGGAAATGCTGCAGAAGATCACCACGGCGGGGAAATCATATTTCCTGCTGAGTGACGGGCTCGCATCTGTAGGCAGGGAAGGGATTAAGAACTGGTCCGGTATTATCAGCCCGCATGAAATGACCGAAGAGTTACAGACCACTTTCTCGGCGCCGTCCGCCGATGATTACGATGGTGTGGATGTCACTTATATCAATGGCACGACGTGGTCAGAAGAAACGGTGCAATGCCGGACTCCGGATAACCCCACACCGAGGAAAATTGAGAGTTATACCCTCGATGGGGTGCTTGACCCGAACCGCGCCTATCAAATCGGCATGCGCCGCCTGATGAAATACCTCTATCAGCGGCTGGGCCATAACACGACAACAGAACTGGATGCGCTGGTCTATCAGTATGGCGATCGCATTCTGCTGACGGATGACATTCCGGGAAATAAAACGGTAAGTAGCCTGGTTATGGATATGGCCACATCTGGCGGTCAAACGGTATTTACCGTCTCTGAGCCGCTGGACTGGTCCTTTGAAAACCCGCGCGCAATTCTGCGTTACCAGGATGGTTCTGCCTCCGGGCTGCTGGTGACCACTTTTGTCGGGGATTATCAGTTGTCCGTTCCGTGGCAGGCTGCTTTTGATGAAATCCAGCTAAACGATCCGAGCATCGAACCGCCGCGGCTGGTGTTCTGCAGCTCAACGCGTAGTGTTTATGACGCCATTTTTGAGGAGATAGCCCCGCAGGCGGACGGAACCTGCCAGGTGACGACAAGACAATACAGCGACATTTTCTATCAGTACGACGACGCCAACTACCCCGGCAGCGTCTCTTAAAACCAAAAATTCCCCCGATTAACTTTCTTTCGCTCAAACCCTCGTTTGGGCGAAGCCTTTTTTGGAGCAAAAAACATGGCCTTTAATCCGCCGCTGGGATCGACCAACGCCGATGTTTTTATGGGCAACGTTCAACGTCTGGATGAACTGGTGAACGGCCCCGCCGCCGACGTTCCCGATCGTGCAGGTGACCCGCTTTTTTCGTGGCGGGGCATTCATCAGAACCTTATTCCGCTGAGCCGCCAGTATATGACGCTGGCTGACGCGCAGGCGGATATTGCCAATATTCCCGAAGGCAGTACAACGTATTACCGCAGCCCTGATGATAGTGCGCTGGCTATTGAAGTCATCAATAATGGCGGGACTCTGACAGAGACTGGCAGAAAAATGCCGTCTCAGGGAACTGT